ATAGAAAGCTTTGCACGGGCCAAACGCTTCTCGGCTTTTGCCTTACTCTCATTTAAAAGACGATACTGCACTTGTTCATTAGCATTGAGTTCGATACCAGATGCTTTCTTTGCATCAAGTTCTGAGATCTGGCGATCAAAGTTAGCAACGCGAGCTGTATACCGAGCCATAGCTTTTGGTTGGAAGTTCTTTGAAAAAAGAAAGCCAGTCTCAACACCAGCATCCCTAGCTTTATCAAAGAATGTGCGAACAGTTGTTGCGGCCTTTTCCACGAATGGATTAGGCGCTTCAATTCGATCTGCTTTGTGAGATCTGAATACTGCCTCCATAAACTCTTGATAGGTCATAAGCCCATCAGATGGGCGCATGCCAACAGCCTGTCCAATACGAAGGTCCTAATGGTGAGAAGTACTATCTTCCTCGTCAGTGGGATATTGAAGCTATTCTTGCTGATGAAGCTGGTCCTCAAAATCTTCGTAAGATCTTATTTGACTGGTTCAAAAACAATCCTCCATCCACCCAAGAACTTGAGCGCGTCAGTGCGCTTATAGATGATTTGATTGAGTTTAAGACTCGACAGAATCCAAAGAAGGTTGAGCTTCTGGCTTATCTTGAAAAGCTTGGAGATGAGTGGAAGGGTTTGTCGCCCAACCAGTTTGATCTTCTATCCCAACTTCGTAAGGAACTTGGCACTACGCCAACCTTTACTAACGCACAATGGGATCTTCTTAGTAAACTAACCTCGTCCTATCGTAAAGAAAAAGGGCGTCTTGATTATCTGAACAATGAAGATAATATCTCTAAGCGTGTCGACCAGACCATTAAAAATATTATTGGTCAGGGATCGCTTGGTGATTTTCAGGTTGGCCGCCCTGGTGGTGGCTCATTCCGTCTGTCCCGTACTCTTGATATTCCAAATGAACTAGTCGCTGACTTTGTTGAGCGTGATGTTGGTGCGCTTATCCGTAGTTATGCAAGTCAGGCTGGCATTGGAATTGAGTATGCTCGTAAGTTTGGTACGCGAGATGCCGAGGATGCTATTGATGATATGCTCCTTCAAGTTGCGCGTGAGGCTAAGGGATCTGTAGATCAGATTAACAAAATCCTTGATGACGTTCGCAATAACGCCATTGAACTGAGAGATCTTACTCTTGGTGATGCCTATGCTCGCAATCCAGTTTCAATGTCTCGTGATGCAGCACAGGCACTGACATCTTTTGCCGCCATTACTCAAATGGGCGGAGCAGTTATTACATCTCTGGCTGAACCAGCAAAGCAAGTTATGATTCACGGAGTTCAAAGAACTCTTGGCTTTGCTTTGAAGGCTATGTCCGATCCAAAACTATTCCAACAGATTGCTGAGGAAACACGTCGCCTTACTGGTGAAGGGATGGAAGTTGCTCTTGGTATCCATATGCAAAGACATATGGAGATGGGTGGTCTATCTGCACCTGGCATGAACAAGGTTGGCAGAGCGTTTCATAATGCTACGCGGCCATTGGTTAATTTTGCACAAGGTCCGTATTATATTATGAACCTCTTGGGTCCATATACGGATATTATTAAAACATATGCTGGTGTCATGTCATCGCACTATATGCTGACTGATATTCAGCGAGCTGTTAAAGGTCAAGGTGGAGACAAGTTAATTAGTAAACTTGCAAGTTATGGGATTAGTCTTGATGATGCTCGACGCATTGTCGATCAACCTCTGCAAGTTGGGCAGAATTTAAAGTTTGCCAATACAAGTGCATGGGATGATCCTGAACTGGTTGCTAAATTTTCAATGGCTGTCTCTGGTGAAGTACGCCGAACGGTCGTTACTGCTGGTCCTGCCAATAAGCCAAACATTACCCAGGGTTTTGTTGGCAAGGGCGAGAATATGCGTGAAGTAGCACTAGCTCGCATTCCATTCCAATATATGAACTATGGCCTAGCCGCGCTTAACAAGAACCTTCTATCTGCCCTTCAAGGTCGTGAAGCTAACGCCTTTGCTGGCGTGGCTGCAATGGTTGGCATGGGTTATATGGTTGCTAGGCTTAAGTCCTCGGATACTGCCTGGGAGCAAATGCCTGAAGCAGAAAAAATCCTTCGAGCTGTCAACTTCTCTGGGGTAGCAGGCATTGTGACAGATATACCCAACATGATTGAGAATGCTACTCGAGGAGAGTATGGCATTCGCCCAGCTTTGGGCCTACCGCCAGCCTATGGCTACTCGATGTATGATGACTACTCTCCATACGCGACCGCTGCTGGTCCTGGTGGCGGTAAGATCATTGATCTTTACAAGCTCTTTGTCGATGACTCTATCACCGACCGAGAGCAAGCTAAGATTATTAGGCGCATGATTCCGCTTAATGATCTCTTTTATTGGAAGTCCCTGTTTAACGCAGGAGAGCGCCAACTAAGGGATCAGCTCTACTAAGGCTAGGCAAGGGATTAGTCCATTTCTAACCCCTTGAAACAGCCAGAGAAAGGTATCTAGGAGAGTAACATGGCCATTCTAATCAACGACACCACGCCCCGCTCTCAGTACACGGCGACCTCTGGTCAGACCGTGTTCTCTGTGCCGTTTGAGTTCTTTGAGAATGCGGATCTCAAGGTCTATAAAAACTCTACTCTCCTGACTTTGACCACCCATTACACTGTGACTGGCGCTGGCGTGACTGGTGGTGGCTCGGTTACCCTGGTTGCCGGCGCAACTGCTGGCGATATCCTGACCATTACCCGTGACATTGCGGTTAAGCGTGTGACGGACTTTCCTACGTCTGGCCCGTTCAATGTAGACGCGCTGAATACAGATCTTGACCGCCTAACTGCAATGATGCAGGAACGCGAGAATGGCCTGACTCGCGTTGTCCAACTCTCCGAGACTGACACGGCAGCTACTCTCCAGTTGCCAGTTGCCGCTACCCGCGCTTCTAAGGTTCTAGGGTTTGATAGCACTGGCAATGCTATTGTTATGCAAGAGATTGGCAATTACAAAGGCAACTGGGCTGCTACTACTGCCTATGTCTTGAGGGATATTATTAAGGATACAAGCAACAGCAATATTTATATTTGCATTGTTGCCCATACCTCTAGCGGTTCTCAACCAATCTCTAGCAACGCTGACTCTGCTAAGTGGGCATTGATTGTAGACGCTTCCGCTGCGGCTACATCTGCTACTAATGCTGCCGCCAGCGAAGCTGCGGCTTCTGCCTCTGCCATCCTTGCAAACGACTGGGCTACCAAGACAAGCGGTACAGTAGCGGGCGGCGAGTATAGCGCAAAGTATCACGCCCAGGCTGCGGCTACCTCGGCAAGCAATGCCTCAACCTCTGCCTCTAATGCTTCCTCGTCTGCGTCAACTGCGTCTACTCAGGCAACTAATGCCTCTAACTCTGCATCTTCCGCTTCTACTAGCGCAACTAATGCAGCTAACTCGGCTACAGCGGCATCTGCTTCCGCTGCTGCGGCTGCTGCTGCGGCGGCATCCGGTCTCTATCGCCAGGTACTAGATAAATCTGCCAACTACACAATTGTTGCGGCAGATCAGGGTACTTTGTTCCGCGCTAATACAGGCAGCGGTGCAATTACTTTTACACTTCCAGCAATCTCAACTGTTTCGGATGGTTTTAAGGTATCTATTGTTAAATGGACATCTGATGCCAATACAGTTGATATTAATCGTTCTGGTTCAGATACAATTAATGGCGGCACTACAACCCAAATTACTTCGCAATACGCGCAAGTAATTCTTGTTGCTGACTTTGAAAGCAATACTTGGTTTGCATCTCAATCTGGATTGGGTGCAACCAATATGAATATTGACTTGTTTAGCGGCAATGGAAGTACGACTGCTTTTACATTGACTGCTGATCCTAGCACTGAAAACAATGTAAACATCTTTATCAGTGGCGTTCAGCAAGCACATTCTACCTATTCTATTGCTGGAACTACACTTACTTTTAGCACGGCTCCTCCATCTGGTAGCAGCAATATTGAGGTTATCTATGGCACTCCATTGGCTATTGGAACGCCAAGTGACGGAACTGTAAGTGCTTCAAAGATTGCTGCTGGTGCTGTTGATCTTACGACAAAGGTTACTGGAGTTTTACCGCCTGCTAATGGCGGTACTGGTCTTTCTTCGCCGGGATCTAATGGAAACGTTCTAACAAGTAATGGAACTGCTTGGGTATCTTCTGCGCCAGCAAGCACTGGCATTGATGTCCAGACCTTCACATCGTCCGGCACTTGGACCAAGCCTTCTCTTGCTGCTGGCTCGCGTGTGCTTATTCAAGCATGGGGTGGTGGCGGGTCTGGGGCAAGAGTTGGCAGTGCAAGTGGATCTGGGTGTGGCGGCGGCGGCGGTGGTGGCTACAATGAGCGTTGGGTTACGCTATCCGCTATGGGAGCAACCGAAACAATTACTATTGGTGCAGGCGGAACAGCCGTCACAACTAGTGCTGATGGTTCTGCTGGAGGAAATACAACTGTTGGTTCTCTTATAACTGCATATGGTGGCGCTGGCGGTAATAGGGGCACAACTCTTTTTGGCGGCGGCGGCGGCGGCCAGATTTCCGCTGGGTCTTCCTATCTTGGAGGAAAACCGCGAAGCAACAATATCACTACGTCGTATCCTGTCAGTTACGGTGATGGTGCAGTTGATGAGTCCTGTGGAAATGTTGGTCAGGCGTCTGATGGCTTTATGCACGGTGGAGGTGGGGGCTGTGGTGGTTCATCAACAACTAACACACTAAGAAACGGCGGTGCTTCCTTGTGGGGTGGCGGCGGAGGCGGCGGCTGTAAAAGTACTTATAATGGAACTGGCGGCGCTTCTTCTTATGGTGGAAATGGTGGCGCAGGAGCTTACTCTGCCTCTGCAACAGCGGGAACAGCACCGGGTGGCGGTGGTGGCTCTACTGTGACGGGAACATCATCCGGCGCTGGCGCTGCTGGTCAAGTCATCATCACTGTTTTCCCAGCGTAAGGAGTGAACAATGTCTGATTACGCTGTGATCTCAAACGAAACCAACATCTGCGATAATGTCATTGTGCTGGATGAAGGTTCAGAATGGCAGCCACCTGCAACTCATTACATCGTCAACATTGATGGTACTGAGGCTGGTATTGGCTGGAGTTACGATCCTGCTACGCACGCATGGACGCCCCCACCGCCGCCTCCTGAGCCTGTCAGTAATTTATCTGATGCTCCTACAGTAATCTAATACAGGACTTAAAGATCATGCCTCTTACAAAAGTCCCACTCTCTCTGCTTGATAATCCTAGCACCGCTGGCAACGTGCTGACATCTGACGGCACGAACTGGGTGTCGCAGGCTCCGGCAACTCCAGCAGGCGTTCCGACTGGTGGCGTTATCTATTATGCATCTACAAGTACCCCATCCGGGTATTTGAAATGCGATGGAACGATCTACAATCGTTCGTCTTATTCCGCGCTTTCTACGGTCATTGGCTCCCCTATGCTGCCGTCCAGTGAGACGTTGCGCAATTCTAGTTTGGCAATGGCAGCTAACACAGCAACCGTTGGCTACTACATAACATCTGTTAATAATACGGTGTTTATGAATGGTTCTGCAAACATAACAACTACATCGACTGCAAACGCTCTTCGCACATCTACAGACGGGATTACATTTACGCTGCGAACTGCTGCTGCGCCATATATTAAGGAAGGAGTAGTTACCTACTTCGCCTCTACTTATGTGATGTTGACAAAGATGACTCCCGCGATTAACTCAACGGTTAACTATCAGACAAGCACTGACTTGGCGACTTGGACTCAGAGAACATTTACGGCTGGAACAAATGCTGGCTCTGGTTTGGCTCTTGCTGGAAACCAGACATGGGGCCGCGGAATTATGCACACGACCACGTCATATTATGACGGCTGTGGGGATGCTTTTACAAACCCTTATTACTGGTACTATTCTACCAACGGTACAACATGGACGGCTGCTTCTTCGCCGCCAACAAACACGCTTTCTTTTGAATCACATAATGTGCAGGCTGGAACCAGCAGCGCACTTGCTCTTTACAATCCGTCATCAACAAACTGGCAGTTGTGGTACACAGCAGACGGAAACACATGGAGCAATGTGACCTCAAACATCACATCATCGTTCCCAAGCGTTACCAACCTTTATAAGATCATCTGGACTGGAACGTATTTCTATGCGTTCTGCAACCTTGGGATTGTCTTGCGTAGCACGACAGGCGCAAGTGGCTCATGGTCTCAAACAACCAACACACTTGGACTTGGAAATACAGGTGGTACCGATCCATATAATCCGTTAAAAAATAATTATAACACTTACACAACAGATGGAACCTATCATGTCATTGCAAATAGCAATGGCGCATATTGGTATTCATCAGACCTTGTAAACTGGGGATATATCTCTGGCCGTCTTGGCTATTATGGTGCCGTCTCTGGATCAAATTTTGTTGGTCGCTCTGCAACGGGTAGCACGACTAACACATACACCACTACTGGTGCTGGCTATACAACAGCAACTCAGTTTCCTGTTCCTAATCTTCTGGCTGCTTCAGCAAGCGCATTTGGTACGTTTGCGCCTGCTCCTATCCCATACATCAAGACCTGAGGTGAACCGTGTCTGACACCTACCGCATCTACCAGTATGATTATGCCGGGTATTACCACGGCATCTATCAAGACATCCCAGAAGGGCAGGGGTACCAGCCCGGTCCTTGGACCGATGTTCCAGTCCCAGAAATTCCAAATGGACAGTTTGCTGTGTTTAATGGAACGGGATGGTTTCTTACTTCAGAGCAAGAACCCTCGCGTCCACCTGAGCCTGAGCCTGAGGTCACAGTACTAACTGGTCCTGAAGCAACTGGCCCAACCCCAACGGTGATCTGATGAACGTGCAGATGGTGACATTTGGCAAGTTGAACGGCTCCATCTACGATGCCGCCGCAGCCGGTGACATGTTGCCAATGCACGACCATGATGAAGCAACAGTACACATTACCATCGTGGCGCGTGGCTCGTTCAAAGCACATGGCGATGGGTGGGAAATGACAGCAAAAGCAGGCGATGTGATCGACTGGAAAGTCGGACAACGCCATGAACTAATCGCATTGGAACCGAACTCTCGGTTCGTCAACATTGTGAAGGGCTAACAGATGTCTAATCCAGCTGATGAGCCAATCAAAATAGCAGGAGATATACTATCAGTGACTACTGTGGTTGGCACTTTGGCTGGCATTCTGCCATCAATCGCCGCAGTCTTTACAATCGTATGGACTAGCATCCGAATCTACGAGACCGAGACTGTTCAGTCCTTGCTACGTAAGTGGAAGGAATGAAATGGATCCGCTCACAGTCTTGGCTACTGCTAAAGCTGCGGCTGCGGGCATATCAACGGCTCTCAAGCTAGGCAAAGATGTCACCGCCATTGTCAAGGACATGAGTACCTTGATGAAGGCAGAGGGAGATCTGGCTCGGTTGGCTGCTGATCCACCACGAGGCTGGGGTCAGAAAGAAAGCGCGGAGGAGATTGCTCTCAAGGCTTTTACGGCAAAGCGTGAAGCCGAGCAAATGCGGAATACTGTTAAGAACGAGATCGTTGCACAATACGGCATCACTGCTTGGGAGCAGATTCAACAAGAGATCACACGGATTCGCAAAGCCCAGAAGGAGGCAGCGCGTAAAGAGGCAGAGGAGCGAGCCGCACATTTGCAGATGTTAATGTGGGCTGTTCCCGCTGTTGGCATACCATTCATAATCTTGATTGTGATTGTGGTTGCCATTGTTCGTAATAGTTAGGGAGGATGACATGGACTTTAGTAAACTTGGTGGACTAATCTCATCGGTTGCACCTACACTTGCAACTGCTATTGGCGGTCCTTTGGCTGGCCTTGCAGTCAAGACCGTCTCTAATGTTTTGCTTGGCCGGCCTGATGGATCTCAAGAAGAACTTGAGAAAGCCATTCAAACGGCTACGCCTGAGCAGATCTTGCAGCTCAAGAAAACAGATGCCGACTTCCGCATTCGTATGAAGGAACTCGACATTGATCTTGAGAAGATCGCCGCCCAGGACAGGAGCGAGGCTCGTCAAAAGGAAACTACGACCCGCGATTGGACGCCGCGAATCCTGGCCTTCATTGTGGTCGGTGGCTTCTTTGGCTGCTTGGCTTGGATGCTGCTGCGCGGCATGCCTCAGTCTGGAACCGAAGCCATCCTCATGATGCTCGGTGCCCTGACAAATACTGTCACCGCTGTTATCGCCTACTATTTTGGATCTAGTGCTGGTCGCGAAAAGGGCAGCAGCGCGGGATCTGGTCAACTGGGAGTTAAGTAATGCGCGAGAACTTTGAAGCCAGCTTTAAGCATCTACTCAAACATGAGGGTGGCTTTGTTAACCATCCTCGAGATCCAGGTGGCATGACAAATCTTGGCGTGACCAAAGCAGCCTGGGAAGAGTATGTCGGCCATGAGGTTGATGAAGCCGAGATGCGTAGCCTCACGCCTGAGAAGGTGGCCCCGTTCTACAAGGCTCGATACTGGGACAAGGTTAAGGGCGATGATCTACCTGGTGGGGTGGATCATGCCATCTTTGACTATGCCGTAAACAGTGGCGTAGGACGCGCAGCAAAGGCCCTACAGGCCGCTGCTGGGGTTACAGTAGATGGCGTCATTGGACCAAAGACCCTGGCTGCTGTGGCTTCTAAAGACCCTGAGGACATGGTCGATGCTATCTGCGACGGTCGCATGGCTTTTCTTCGTAGTCTCAAAACCTTTGATGCTTTTGGTAAGGGTTGGACCCGCCGGGTTACCGAGGTTGAAGATCAGGCTAGAGACTTCATGGCTTAACTAAAGAGAGAACACTATGGGACCCGAAAGCTTTCTTGGTAGCATAGGTTGGTTTGCTGGTAACTTCCCGCCAAAGGGTTGGCTACTGTGCGATGGTCATCAGCTATCTATCCAGCAGAACACCGCCTTATTTGCTTTGCTTGGTACATACTATGGAGGCGATGGAACTCGTAACTTTGCCATTCCAGATATGCGACCAAAGGACAGCAATGGTCGCATCCTTGGTTGGGGTGAAGTTCCTCAACCTTGCATCTGCGTCGAAGGAATATTTCCTTCACGTTGGTAACCAGAGCTTGATGATCGGCGGCCCCTTTGACCGATCATCTTGACTGGCGCAGCGGTATCCTCCCTGCCGCTGCGCCTTTTTCTATGATGTCCTTGAGCTTGACTTTATGATCCGGCGTCAGACCATAGCCAAAGTTGCGATAGTTAATAATATCAACATCATAGAACGCCAGCTTCTTGCGTAGATTGCAGATAGTAACTTTCACCCTGACAGATACAGCAGCCTCATCAGAGGATCGTTTAGTATCCACGACCTCCATTGCCATATCTAAATGCTCCTGCGAACACTTCTCCATACGATACATGGCAAACAAAAGAGCAGCCTCTTGCTGTGTCAATGACATCGTGTACAGAAAAGGATTGTGCTCTGGATAGATAAGATCATTTAGATATTTAATCTCATCTTGCATTCGATTGATCTCATCAATGGCTAACTTAATCATGGGGTCTCGTAAGAAACTCCACGCATCTTCTAGTTGAGCCAAGACTTTTTTAGTTTCATCATCCATCTTTCTTCTCCCATAGTGCTTTCATAATAATCAAACGAATACGTTCTTTTGTGCCATAGCCAGAGTCACGTATCCGCTCTAGAGCTACCTTATAGCGGCGAGCTTCTTCTTCATGTGCCATAGCTTCTTTATAATTCTCATGCCACATAGATGCTTGAGCTTCCCAATAATCAGCCCTGCTCATTTCAGATGATTGCTCGCGGTCTGGCATTTTATGTCTATACATTCCCATCTTTCTTCTCCCCTAGTGCAGCGCGGTCAAATGCTGATTCAGCCTGTTTGGAAGCAATCAAGTTTTCTTTTGACCTGTCCTTGAAATACGCTTTTTGTTTCTCGCGCATATCAATTCCAAGACGCAACGCTGATTCCAGTTGCTCAATGCGGTCGGCAGCTTCTGGCCCATCAGGATTACGATACCAGCGTGTGCGTTCACCCGGTGCATCAGGCTCCACTTTGCGCAGCCGCTTCACAAGATCATCCGTCATTGGTGCTATCCCTTAACAGAGCATCATACGCCCAGTTAGCTAGATCTTCTTCATCAGATCTATTGGACTCTGCAATGTCACGCAGGGCTGCGCGTAGAAAATCTACGCGAGCCTCAAGCGTATAGACTTCTTCTTCTAGTCTTTCAACTTCAGACGCCATCGCAGTCGGTATATACCTGGACAGCAGACTTTGTAGTTTCAGCATTAGCATTGATAGATCCTCCACTAAGATCATGCATCATCTTCGCAATAATCTCATCTATGTTATGCGGTGTTTTGCGTATACCATGCAGTACAGTTGTATGGTCTCTACCACCAGTTAACTTACCCATCTGTGGCAAGCTCATAGGTGTAACCTTCTTAGCAATCTGCCAGACTAACTGTCGGTTATAACAAAGATCATTTGTTCTGCGTTGTGAGAACAATTCCATCTTTGAGTAACCTGACCGTAGGCACACCCACTTTACAATGTCGTGAAACTTAATGTTCTCTGGATTGAATGCAGGCTTAAAGTTTAAGCTGCTCAAGTCAGGGAACGATGCACGAACTGTAAAAGGGTTGGCCGGTGGTAATAACACCGGCTTTCTTGTTTCTTGTTTTTTTTTATTGGCTTCAAACTCTTTGCGAAACTCCAAGGCGCGATTAACAATCTTAGGCTTACCCTGCATTGCATCGCGGATTCTTTTGTAATTAGCTTGGATCTGTTCCACGGTTTCCATTTGTATACCCCAGACTGTTTGAGTACGAACGCAGCACCGAGTTGTATTCCTTGAGCAACATGATCTGAGACTTGTGTAGTCCATTCACATGTTCAAGAAGATCGAGGATTAGAGTTTGCACCTCAACATCTGTCTGTGTCTTGGCAAAGTCTAACGCCCTCTGAGCTAGATCAAAGCTCTCTTCTATATGAAACTCAAGTACTTCTTCAGTACTAAGTTGAACCTTGAATCTATCATCAGACATTAGACTCTTCCTTTGGAATCGGTGCAAACTTCTTTGCAAGAGCTGCAATGTCATCTTCAATTTGTGACTCAACCTTAGGCACGAGCACAGCGCCACGCCAGCGGTCATCCATATCTGGGCGATAGCGCATCATCCAGATTAGGAACATGAGCGAAGTCATAGCATGAGCAGCGTGAAGCAAGCCGCTCTCCTGATCAATGTCCTCACAATCATTGACGGCATGAAGGTGGCGCATTGCAGCGCCAATCAACCTGGTATATTGAATGCCCTCACGCCAGTTCTCTGCGCCGTATTTGTCACGGCCATGTCCAAGCACGGAGGCTACAGCCTCAAGTGCTGTGCGATCCAGCAAGTGCATTGGCAGCTTGCCTTCATCATACTTCAAGCCTTCTGACATATTCATCTCCTGTCGGTTGGGTTACGCTACTTCAAGCTGGCCTGTTTGCCAGCATTCTTCTAAAAAATCAGCGGCCTTGGATGCCTGTGCCGCTGCGGTAAACAGCGCCATCTTGTCTTTCTTGGCAACCTCAAGCCAACTCTTAAGATACCGTGCATGGTCCTCACGAGTATGGTTCTCGATCTTCCATTCCGCTGCAAGGAATGCTGCACCCAACTCGGCTACCAGTTCTTCCATTGCATAGGCATCTGACTTGAATCGAGTAGAGAGATCTCGATCAAGTCGATTCTTTGCGCCTGTCCAATGAACAAGCTCATGGAATAGAACCGAGTAATAGTGATAGCCATCCTTGAACAAACCAAAGTCAGGCATATGGATCAGATCTTTGCTAGGAATATAGCAAGCCTGGTTGTGCCCATGCTCAACATTGGCATTGGTGTACTTGATGAACTGCTCGATAAGCTTGATGCGCTCGCCTTCGCCTATGCTCTGTGGGGGCGTCGGCTCGGCGGCGCATTCACCATCGACCTGGTTGGCATTGAATACATGGGACAGCTTGGTTACTAGTACCTTCTCTTCTTCGCCTTGATGATTAGTGCGATTGTATTCTTTGAAGAAGATAATTGGCGTACCCTTTTCACCACGTTTAACTGTGCCACCCATGTCATGCCACTGCTTGAATGTAGCCCAGCGATTAGAGCTATAGTCTTTGACCATCATGGTCAGCCAGCACATGAGAATGTTAACGCCACGATAGGGCGTCTTGCTCTTTGCGTTGGTTGGCACATCGACAGCGACCTTATGCCAGGGCGCTTTCCATTTACCGGATGTATCGTCCATCATCTCGACAAGTCTATTGGTTACTTCCTGATATGCGTCTCTCATAACTTTTCTCCCTTGCTTCGAGACTAACCTTCAGGACATTCAAGATGCCAACAATAGTAGAGAGCTTGGCATTCGAACGACCAGCTTCAATGTTGATAATAGAGAGTCGGCTCAAGCCGACCCTCCGTGCTAACTCATCTTGTGTGATCTGTAGATCGGCCCGTCGATCACGGATGAGCTTTGCAACTTGACTACTTGCCGTTTCAGAACGGCATATTTTCATCAAGATCATAGCTTGTTGCCTCCTGCTTCTTAGCAGATCCAGCATCCTCGCCCTTGGTAGAACCAATCAACTGGAACTCACTATTGAATGGACCAAGCACAACCTCTGTTGCTTGCTTTTTGATGCCATCTTTTTCATAGTCACGGATCTCAAGGCTACCTTCAATGTAAACCTTGGTGCCTTTCTTCCCATATGATTGGATGACTTCGACTTTCTTTTGATCCCAGACTGCAACGTTAACCCACATCGTAGTCTTTTCTTTCTTGACCCAGCGATTGACAGCAACGGAGAAGCGAGCGCATCGCTTGTCTCCATACTCTTTGATCTCTGGATCCTTGCCGATGTTACCGATGAGTGTGACCTTGGCTACCATGTTATTGCTCCTCTAGTGTTTTGCGTTTTTCAAGATACATCTGACGCAGCGTTGCAATCTGCGGTGGCGTAAGATGTTCTGCCTTTGCTTTGATGTCGGCAGATACTGCTTCCAATTCAGACGGCACAGTTGCCATGCTGATTGCAAGTTCAAGCGCACCCATCAATGGGTTGCGATAAGTTGTGACCTGATCTTCATCAGGATCATCACCAGTCTCAAGGCCGAGCGTCTTGAGCAAAGCATACTTGACAGCATAAGACATAGCTTTGCCTGGTCCTTTGTCCTGGTCATCAAGTCCGTAACCAAAGCTTTGGACTTCGATGTAGTCAAACGCATCATCTACGTTCACGAAACGAACCGTCATCTTGCATTCCGTTCGGTTGCCTTGCTGCGCGTAGGCTACATTGATTGGATAGTAGATTACGCCAGCTTCAAGCAAGGCTGGTCGTACCTTAGATGTCACGCTGTCATGCGAAACAATAGAGTAGCGCATACCCTGCTTCTTTTCTTTCTGAATGTAAGTCACCTTCTGCATTGCTGATGCAAGGCGCTGGTGTAGACTAGAGACGGTCATCTGTTCCTCCATAATCTTCATCTGTTCCAAATCCTGCTGATGCAAGGGCATCTCCATCGTCGGGCTCTGTTCCTTCATCCGGCCCATTGTCTAATTCCTCCTCTATTTCCATGCGGAATAAAACTGCCTTGTCGATGAGAGCTTTCATAAGATCATCGGCAGGGTCATTGAAGAACTCTTCGACTTGGAATGCAAAGTCGTAGAGCCTCATCATGTAATCATGTCTTGTCATTTGAAGTCCCTATGCAGCCAGACAATATGACTACGACTCGAACCTTCGCGCTGCTTACGACGGCCTGAGTCTACGATGATACCTGCATCCGTCAGTTCTGACCGGCGGCTACGGTATGTCGATCCATTGTGATTGAAGTGTGCATTTAGTTCATAATCCGTGAACCCAAAGTAGCTACGAGTCAGAGCGTAATCTTCCACGAGTTGTTGGATTTCGTTCAGCTGCGGGACGATAGACTCGGCAGCTTGGAAGCTAGTCTCTGGATCGCCAGCACGTACACGCTTGCGAGCCTGCTCGAAGATACCGTCGATCTCTTTGAAGATATTCATCTCATGCCTCCTTGGTTGGGCGAATAACCACACGACCACGCTTGTCACGCTTGGCTGTAATGCCGTGCCCGTATGCTTCGGCTACGTCATCCTCAACCAGCTTACGCAACTCATCCTTGGCATCGTCATAGATCTTAGCTGCATCTGCATGAGCAAGGATCTTACCTGCTAGATCTGACCAGAGATTATTGGTTGTCATGTCGGCAACGCGCATGGCATCTACCTTGATGGCTTCGACCATCTTCTCGGCACGACCAAGCGAATGGATCGGGATAATGTCTGGCTCCATATTGTTTTCAACATGCCACCAGAATGCCTTTTCCATCTTGATAAGTTCTTGGATGTAAGTCTCGTCACGATCAACGACCACCACTTGCGGATCATCATTGCCACGGATCACTGAGAAGTAGCACCAGGTCACGCCAGTTACAGCCATGTAGTGCTGCAACTGTGCCATGTAATAGCGAGCCTTCTCACCAACGTTGACGCCATTGGCCGAGTGCTTCATCTCAAGAAAGGTCTCAAGATCTGGAAGCCATCGGTCGAGATTAGCGCACATCCACGGATGCTCTTTGTGATGGCGCATCATGCGCTCATCTTTGGTGGCATAGCCCATGGTCTTTGTGAACCATTCGGCATGGAAGTTCTCGGTGCGAAGGCCGAGCTGAACACGGAATACGCTAGACAAATCTTCCGGTTCAGTCTCACCTACCTTCTCACGGTAGAGCTCAACCCAATCGCCCTTCATGATCCGCTGCGCGTCCGATCCTCCAATGAACCCGCGACGATTGGTTGCGATAACTGTGCTTGCTAGTGTCATGCTTGGCTCCATTGTTTACAGAACTATACTGCATTAGTGCTAGTCCTGCAAGTGTGCAGTTGAAATTAAATGCGTGTGAGTGCGAGCATCAACCGTTCTTCCCACGTTTGAAGCTGCTTGGTAATAGGCTTGGCTGCTTCGATGAACTCGGCAGGCAAGGGAAGATTAGGATACTTGTGTGTCCGTACTATTTGACGGCAGGCTTCCTTGAATGCCACTGCTGGAATGTCCTGGAACACGGCGACGTAAAGTTTGAATGCCTGTCTTTCCGGTAATGGTGCACGAAATACTTCAGCCACTACTTCTAATGATGATGTTATTTCTTGGGGCGAGGCTGGCGCGAACGCACCCCGCACCTGAGCGAGGGCGTGCGTGAGCGCCTGCTTCGCCTCATCTGAGGAGACGGGGATTGGTCGGCGCATATTCACCAAGCTCACCAAGCAACTCAGCTGATCGTCTACGATTGGCTTCAGCCAGTGCGGTGGGAGTAGGACGTGAACTTGCGCGAGATCTGGCAGGGTCAGTGCGACGGATCCAGTTTCGCCAGGTCGCTTGCCAGTCGAGCTTGGTCTTTCCATTGCCAAGCCAGTAGTCTTTGAACTGATCGGTTGCATCTTTGAGATCCACATCTGGTCGAGCTGACCTGGCCCACTCGACATTGGCCTCTGTCGGATTGAAGTCCTCAGGCAATTGGCTTGCCCTTCTATTATTAGATGATGGTTCCTTATGGTTAGGGTGACACGGTGACACCCCCCCCTGACACGGTGTCACCCCTGACATGGTGTCACCCCTACTTTCGTCGAATGCCCTAATGACATACAGGTTGGTTCGACCAGGCTTCTCCTCAATGCGTATCAAATCCATTCTAACGAGCTCTGAGATGGCTCGCTGGATCGAGCGAGTACTGAACCCAGTGTACTTTGATAGCCTGTCTATGGCGGGCCATGCTTCACCACGAGGGTTCGCATGGTTAGCTATACCAACCAGAACAAACTTCAGGAGTGGTTTGGTTAGACCATCCACCTCTGGTAGTTCTAGGTTTAGCGCATAGTTGAGTGCTTCGATGGACACGTTGACCTCCTTGAGAGCGAGCGGCCCCTCGCCCAACCGGGGGCCGCGAGAACTCAAGGGGTTCTGTCAGCCCACTTATCCACATCACGGGATGGGATCTCATTGATAGTCAGATTGTACTGAGCTTCGACCAGCTTCTTCTTGATGACATAGACATCTGTAACCATGCCTTTGACATCTTCAACTATGACAGATTCTGACCGGCCCAATTCGTTTAGGACTACATACCTAAAGTCTGCTCGATAGGTAGTGATTGGTTTGCCA